AGTTAGGCGTAACGCCAGAAGAATCCCAAGCCGAAATGGCCGGACTACCCGACTACACGGATGAAGGTCCAGAGGGCATGGATAGCCCCCCTACGGAGTACAGTCAGGAAGACTTAGATAGTTTATTTTCTATGGCTGTTGATCAAGATCAAACAAGTGAACCATTAGAAGATGTCCAGATGGGAGAGGAAGTCTTTGAGGAAACAGCAGAGTTAAACTTAGCTAAGGAGCCACCAGAAAACGCTACACCTGAGGAGCTACTAGACTTTGAGCAGCGTCAGATGGAGCGTGTACCTACAGTCTTTGAAAAGACAGGTCTTGCTACTAACTTTAGTAACATGTCTGAAGTGTTCCCTCCTAAGTTTGTAGACAGGGCTAGGGGGTTTTATGTTGGTGCATCTAAGAATACATCTAACGTAAACCTTAGTATCCCTGCAGCTGTCAATGCAAACTGGGATCAACCCATGACTGCTGAACGTATCCAAGAGCTACAAGGGTCTACTCCTGAAAAGATTAAACCACAAGTGTTTAAGTCTGGAAATGGTCCTGAGCTATCGGCTGCTGCTGTTATGTTTGACCCTAAGATCCTAGGGATTGCTAAGTTAAACCCCGCCTTTGACCCAGAAAACGCAACATACAAGGAGTACGTTGAGGCCCCTAAGGCTGTAACAGAAGAAGAGAAAGCCGCTAGGAAGGCAGCCTATCAAGCCTTACCGACTAACATGCCAGCTATGATGGACCCTGCTTACGGATTGGTTATGATGTCTGTAGTAGAGCCTTGGTTGTATGAGAGATCTATGTATACAACAGATGATGGGGAAGTTTTAAGCCCAGAGGCTATGGCAGATGTTCAGGATCTTGAGGGCACTAAGCCCGGAGACCCTGCGTTTGACATGACAGTTCAAGGTATTGGTAAAGAGTTCTTTAAATCTGCTCGTAGAGTTAGGTCTCAGTTTGCTGGTGAAGAAACTGACACGTACATGGAGGACTATAACAACTTAACACCCGAAGCTTTCGAGATGATAGGTCAAATAGTTTTAAGTACTTACCAGCAGAACCAACCTAACATTGTAACCTTTACTCCCGGAGGCATAGAGCCTAACGGAACTCCCTTTCCACCTAAGATTGTGTTAAGCAATGAAGGTTATGCTATACTACAGAGTGAAGCTAACTTGTACAAGCCTATGAACATGAAGCTTTTACCTATGCTTCAGCAGTCTATGACTGGTTCTTATCAGAATGAATCTAGCTTAGTTAGGACTTCATCTGGGTCTATCCCTAACCCTAAGTCTACTTCGGTAGACGATGCTAAGGTGTTTTACCATAACGTACCTAACTTCTTAGACAATCAAAGAACTTCTTTGCTATTAATGTTTGGCTCACACGCTATGGCTACTGACCCTAAATCTAAAGGTGGGACTTCTAACTTCACTCACAATGCTTTTGATATGGGTCCTGAAAGAATAAAAAAGATTGATGGTATTGCTGCTAAAGAACAAGCTAAGATATCTATGATAAACGTTAAGCTATCGGAGTTACAGAAGAGTCAAGCAGTTAACTGGACACCTCTTAAACAAATGAGGATAGATGAACTTGATGTGAAACTAGAAGTTGCAACTAAGCAGCTTGTAAAGTTTGAGTCTCCTGATTTCCTTAGGCAACAGTATTACATGTCTGTTAACAAAAGCTTAGAGGTTCTAGCTAATGTAGCTACGTATGATGGTAAACCTTTCCACTTTACTTACTTTAATCAGAGGGCAACTCAAAGACTTACAGCTCATCAGAGCACCTTGTCTCCACAGAATAACCACTTGATGCGTAACATCATTGGTAGTGGTAAGAAGTATGAGATTAAACCGGGGAGTGGGTCAAGAGCTGAACAGAATTTCTTGTACACTATATCTGCTATTTTGTTTAATGGTGCAGGTCTTGTAAGAGAAAGGTCTATACAACAAGCAATAGGTAACATACGTGGTAACACTGCCCCGCATCAAAGGATTGTTAGGGTAGGTAAGAAGCTAAGAGAAGGCCTAGTAAACTTTAACTCAGAGGCAGCTAAAACATCAATAGGTCAGGTAACTTCTACACCCCAAGGCATAAGGAATGCTGACAGGATTGTAGGTGGACTGCCAGAAGTAATTACTAGCGACCCAGAGACCATGCAAATGCTTGAAGCTATCTCAGATAAGGTTGGACATAAGCACTTTATACAAGCACTCGATGCTGTAATGGAGCTTTCTAAGTATGATGAATCTATTCGTACGGGTAAGGCATTTCATTCAAGCATGAACTACATTGAAGTAGATGGTGTATCTAATGGACTAGCAACTATGTTTGCTGTGCTAGGTCTTGAGTCTCAGATGTACCGTGTAGGTGCATTTCGTGCCGAAGGTTCTGAAAAGATACTGGGTAAGTTTGATGACATTGCAGAGTTTGAAGCGTACGAAGGTAACATCCGTAAGACCCTTGAGAATAACTTGACTACCTTGATTGACGGTCAGTTTACTTCTTATATGTTAACGGATGCTAAGCTTATGAAAAAGTATAAGTACTCACCTGAAGACATAGAGACTGTGAGGTCTTTGTTTACTGAAGCTTTAGCGGATAACGATAACTTCCTTAAGAAACCCTTAATGACTTTTGCTTATGGTCAGGAAATGGATAACCTTATTGGTTCTATCTTTGACACTATACTTGCAAATCCAACCTTAGAAGAAATGTCTAACAAATTCCCCGGAGGTATCCTTAAAACTGCTCAACTTATGAACGAGGTTAGAGGTGTAGCTGTTATTGCTACCTTAGGTAAGGAAGTTGTAGAGTTTGCTACAACCCTAAAGGATGGAGTAGATGCATCCACTATGTTTGGCAAGATGGTACAGTACGAGGCACCTACTGGTGGTAAGACAATGTTTGGTGGTATGGAAACGCAGTACAAGCCAGACGTTACAGCTAGGTCTTCAGTAGTACCCGCAGGACCTAAGGGTAAACTAGAAGAGCAACTGCTTAAAGCCCGTAAGAAAGCCAACAAGAACCTTGAGGTGGGTCAATCACCTGAACCTACAGGTAGATCCTTTACTGTCACAGCTAAGAAGCCTGTTGTAACTCCATTTGCAGAACAGAATGGTATCATGGGGGCTAAGGCTAGGGGCGCATCGCTCGCTATCTTTGCTCAGTCTTTTGATGGTAACAGTATGGTAAGGCTTGCTTCAGGCGAAGGGGCTAAGAGAATGGAAGGCCAATGGGTCGTACCTATCTATGATGCTATCGTTGGGGACTTAGGCTCTGGTGACATGGCTCAAGGTTACCTTAACTCAGATTGGTTTAAACAAACTAATCAGACAAGGGTTCTTGATGATCTTAAGAAAAGCATAACTGGTAACATACACTTTGGTCTGAAAGACTTTAAGAAATTAGCTGAGACTAAAGACGGTGTTATTGATGAGCAGCTTCATGGTAAGAATGCTGACTTTGTTATTAACTTACTAAAGTATCTAGATGCTACTGGCCCTGTTAAGAAAGAGGCAATGGTTTATGTTGCTAATCTAATGGATCATAGGTATTATGCTGGTGAAATAGGGGAGCTTAACCCTATGAGAAACTATCGTAGTTTGTATAAAGCTATGCAGTTTGCTATGAAGTATAAGTTTGGGGACACTGTAGGTGCTCTTGATCGTATTACAACTGACGCTCGTAAGGGTAGGTACAATGTGGCTAGAAAGATGGCCGATAACATGACTAACTACCCTGAATCTGACAACTCTATATCCCAGTTCTCACCGGATGAGTTTAAGTTAGGTGAAGTGTTTAATCCATAACAACAAAAAAATAAGGGGTACCCGTTAAGGTACCCCATAGTAGTATTTGAGGCCCCTTAATTGGGGTCTCTTTTTTTTAGTATCCTTTATCTTTAAGGATAGGTAAAAACTTCGCAACTGTAGCTCTTGCTTTACTTGCTAGACTATCAGCCATAGCCTTAGCATCCTCAGGGCTTACGCCTTTCTCTAGGTAAGCTTCATAGTTCTCAGCAGCTACCTTCTCAATGATAGCCTCATTGATCTCAGGAGTATAAGCTAAGTCAGCGTTAAGCCCCATCTCATCTATGTAATCCATATCATCAATGCCTTCATGTCTCATAATATTATATGACTGTTTATTCTCACTCATTTACTCTTCCTCAAATTCGTATATTTGTCCAAGGCTAATGATAACCAAGGGTACTAGTAGTACTAACCCTGACATACACATAGCTTTAACTTTCATTGTAGTTCTACTGGTAGTCCATACGGGCCGTGAGTCTACAAATTCAAAGTCAAGACCTATTCCTGTACGGTATTCTACTGATAAGATATAATCTCCAAAAGACCAATTCATTTATTTATCCTTAACGAATAGTCCATCAACCATTCGTCCAGTTCGTTTGCTGATAACCTCATAAGCTTCATCGAGGCACTCGTATAGATTAGTATTCCAAAGCTTTGCTTGCATAATAAGTGTAACCAATACATCACCAATAGCGTCTACTGCCTCCACTTTATCGTTGGCTAAGATAGCCTCATGCAATTCCAAGACTTCTTCTTCTGTCTTACTGAATTGCTTTAGCTTACGTTCTGTCGTTGGGGGATGATCTGTAAGGATACCCTTAGCATAACCCCAGTCAACTACCTTGTTCTCCAAGTCTTCCATGATCTCAAACTTATTTACTTTACTCATCTTCATCTCCCCCTAAGGACCCAAGGCTAATCATGTTTGCAAACAAGGTTAGTGAGCCGATTAATGCTACGTTAGATATCTTACCATTGTACTTTTCTAGTATGCCTTGTAAATCAGAAAGCAACTCTTGCTCTGTCTCAAAGTAACCGTCATGTAGTAAGGGCTGATCTACTCTTGTAACCCCGGGTAAAGCTGTTATATTATCTTTCATATTATTTCCTTAAGAAAAGAAGTATTCGGAGCTTAGGACTTCCTCAATCTTGAGGGTTCCTAACTCAGGTTGTTTTACATTGTAACCTTCTCTACCATCGAGTAGCATATTCTCTATCGTGTTAAAGAAGTTATCGGTGTTGTACATAGAGGCGAACTGCCACTTAGTGTGTTCAAGTAACTTGTCAACGTCACAAGAGTGGGTAGAGAATGAATCATGCACAGCGCCAAAGGCCCCTGAGAAAGACTCGATTACCTTAGCCATGTGTGATGCATCCATTGAGTGTACAAAGTTAGGTGAACAGCCTGACGCAAAGGACCTACGACACGGCACATGATTACCTGCAGCAGTCTTAATAGGAACCTTAATGCTATGACCTACCTGCCCTAAGCCCCTTATAGTACAACGTAAGGTTATGTTCTTCTGCTTCCATACCTCATACATTACAGGGAACCCTGAAGGTGTAGTCCATTGCATACAAGTGTTACCACTCTCAAGCGCATAGTCTGTTATCTTCTGCAGGAACTTCATGGTCTTTAGGGGGCCTACACATGTATCGTTAATAGATAAGATCAAGTTCTTTGACAGCGTATCGCAGTCCTCTTTGGTTATCTTATACTTACGATGGTACCCCTCAGCCTTACAGTCATAGTACATGTTCTCTGCTATCTTACGTTGACCTGCAGAGTAAGCTCTAGTCATAGACCCACGTTTAGCAATGCCCTTACGTATGGCTTTCATTGGCATACTTCTAGCTGCAAACCAGTCAGGCATCCTAGTGATTAGCCTCTTAGCCACTTGAACATAGAAGTCTTTCTGTATCCCCTGAGGTACAAGGGACACTAACTCCCCTGCTTGACTGTCCTTAGACATAGCAGCTAGGTGTTGCCATCCATTGTTAGAACCATCTACAGGTATAGGTAAGTGTGACTTGTAATTACCACCGTGCTTTTGGTAACCTTGCAGGTCGAGAGCACACGCTAGTAGGGTCACTGGTTTCTCCGCTTCCTCTCTGAATATTAGGTGCGATGCATCCTGTATCAGACTCTTCAAGTTTACTATCGTCCACTTTGCTCTGTCGTTCAATGACATTTTGTCTACTGAAATAGTATCCAGTCCTTCTTGCTCTAAGTGTGCTTTGTAATCTTCGGTTAACCATGTTAAGTTGTCTAGCTCCTCTAGTGTATAGGATTGGTTATACGAACAGGCTGTATGTACACACAACCAGAAGTAACCACGGGCATCCATTGCTTTACCTTCAGAGAATTCAAACAATCCCTTAGATAAGTCAGACCCTTGGTAGTTTAAGAACGCTTCAGTGTAGTACACCCGCCCTCTGTAGTCACACTCAACTGCTTGATAGAAAGTATCAGTCCCTATGCCTCTAGCCTTAGCTAGGATAAACTTCATCTCTATCCTCTTGGACCTTCCCTTGTCAGACCTATCATCCATGTTAAGGAACTGATTTACATTATCCCTAAGGGCCTTAACAAGCTTGACGTTAAGCCTCCAAGGAACCTGCTGTAGCTTGTTTAAAGCTTTCACAAAGGGTTGGTCAAGGCACTGGTCAAAGTCCCTCTCAGAGGTCATACGTTTGATATAAGGCCTCTTGGTTACGGGGTTTCTTAAGCCTACAATAGTGGGGAACTTCTTGAAAGATGTGCCTGTTAGTATAGATCTCTCGTAGCATGGGGGTATCTCTCCAAGATCCTCCCATTTTCCTGTTAGGTATATCACATAGGGGGCACGGTAACCTTCGTACTCCCTCTCTATTTCTATGTAACCTAACTGTAGTAATGCTTCAATGAACAAGTCACCTACCGCAAACAAGTCTACGTATGTGCTGTTCTTTATTCCAAGCCTAGACAACACAGCTAACCCTATGGAACTAGAGGTAGCTGTAAGCTTGAATGGTTTACCATTAGTCCTACGGGATTTAAGGAAGACACCCTCTGCAGCTTGCACTGCTGACAACGTTAGCTCCTCATAGTCTACCCCATAGTCTACATGCCTATTAAGGAGTTCGATGCCCGAGTGATTCCTACCCCGAGCACCTTCCCTATTGCTTCTTATATACTCTGCGACTGCGTGTATTGCATTGCTCATCTAAGCTCCTGCATTGTAGTCTAAGAAATCTACTTGACCTTTTAATCTCTTGGTCTTTTGATCATAAAATGCTGAACCGCAATCCCCTGTTAAGCCTGTGAAGCGTGACTTCAAAACTCTTAGTTGGATTGTGTTCCGTTCTTCTTCATTCTGTGCTATCAAGTTACGTGCAAAAGTAATAATGTCAAAGCTAATTTGTTTGATAGAACCAGACCCCTTGATGTCATCGATAGATGCTAGGTGTCCTTCCTCAAATGATTTACCTTGTGACTTACGAAGGTGAGAGATGATACCTAACCAGACATCATGCTTCTTCACAATCTTTAATAGGCTTGACATGATAGAGTCAATAGCCTCGTTACCAGTCTTACCATCGGTGCCCTCTGACACTGCAATAGTAATGTGGTCCAGTACTAAGTACTTACAACCCAGTAGACACAGGTTCTCTATTTGATCTATAAGAGATGAATCTGATACAGCACCGTTATGATCAAGCAAAATGAGACGATTGTCTCCAAATACCTTATCAAATGCTTTGCGCTCCTGTTCTTCTGTTGGTTCTTCTGGTGTGAACATTTGGATAAACTTCTGCGCTGAGTCTCCTATAGATTCTTCTAAGGATATCATGCCGATGTTATCTTCTGTCTCTTCTTTTAACTGTAGTATAATCTCTTTAATCATGGTTGACTTACCGCTGCCAGTACCAGAGGTGAACAAAGTAATCTCACCCTGACGCATACCACCTAGCTTATC